ATACATACGACCATTTCGGTTTTTTATATCTGCTTGCATGAAAATGCCTTTGATCTTGTAATCCTTCTTACCATTTTCTTTTTCTTCTATAAGATAATCGGTATCGGATTCAATATGTTCTGATATAAGCTTTAATGTGTAACCCATAGTCCTATCCTTATGTTGTGAAACCTTCACCTTTTCTAAATTCTAAAATAACAAATCCAGAAGTAGTTGCTGTTTGTGCAGTAATATCTGCTGATGTTGCAGTTGTGTTTACAGCAGTACCTTTAATTGCACCAGCAGAACCATCATAGTGTCCTGTACCAGAAAGGTGTAGTGCAACCACATCAGTTCCAGTTGATACAAATTCGATAATACAATCGTTACTGTTATCAGTATCGTAATTACCGATAGAAAATGACCACCATGCTCTTAGTAAATCTAACTTTGCACCATTCGCAAATCCGTCTAAACCATCTCCATCTAAAATAAGGTTAGTTGCAGTATCACTTGCAAAGGTTGCTTTAACAGTTACCATTCCACCTGCTTTTGGTGCATTGACCACTGTATCTCTCAATGTTGTTGTTACAAATGACATTATTTACTCCTTAAAATGATAACATCTCTTTTTCAAAATATCCCATAAGTTGCTTTTCAGGCACTTTATATTTCTTGGATATCTGATTAATAGTTTTCTCAAAAGTATTTAGGAAATCTGAAGGTTTAGCGTCCATTTTTGCGAAAATATCATCAACAGCACCTTTCATCTTGGGAGATAACTTCTTATACTCCCTAGATTTCTTGTGTTCATCTTTCTCTGGTAAAGATTTTAAAAGGTTGCTAAACTGTTTCATCTGCCTCAACTTCTGGTATGTGGTTCTTAATAAAAGAACCAGCTACTTCTTTTCTTTTGTCTTCTAATGCGTCACCTACTTTTGCTGACATTGCATTTTTGAAAGCATCTTCTGCTCCCATCATATCTTTTTGTTGTAATGAACTTACAAAATCTTCTGCACTCATTTTTCTTCTCCATTATTTTTTGGTGGTGTTTCACCATCGTATTTACCTATGTCATCTGCTGGTATTGGAGCTCCATCCATAGATGGGTATCTTGTAATACCATCAGTATTTTGTGGAACATCAACTCCACCTTCATCTGGGTCAAGTCCTGCTTCTGTATTCATTTGAACTTGCATATCTTCAATCTCTGCATCAGTAAGATTAAGAACATTTTTCTGTACCCATTCTTTACTAAAGAATGTACCAATATAAGATTCAATAGAACCTAATGCACTAATTCTATCTTCAAGAAGTTCTGCTCTTTTTAATTCTGCAAAGTGTCCGTCTTGTAAGAAATCATACTGAATGTGTTGTGAAAGTTTTTTCCAATCCTCAAGAGTAATAATACCTTTAAGAATAAGTTGTGATTTTAGAATGTCAGTAAATATTGGAGTAAACTTTTTTCGTAGTCTTTGTACGAACTTAGTAAACTTCAATTCATCTCTAGTAATCTCTGTAGAACGACCAAGACTAAATCCTGCTTCAGCTTCTAAACGAGAAATAGGAACATTCAAAGATTGGAATAGTTTCTTTTTGAAGTATTGAATATCATCAATCTCGCCAAGATTAGAACCACCAGCAAGAGTGGTAATTTCTGTACCACGACCACCCTCTCTACGAGGCAACCAGAAATCTTCTAACATTGACATTTGATTTCTGTCATCTCTGATTTCACCAGTAGATGCATCATATACCAATTTGTTACGATATCTGTTCATAACATCTTTTAGATATTGTTCTGCTTTAATCTTAGGAAGATTACCAACATCAATATAAAAGATGCGTCTTTCTGGAGCTCTTGATACTCGATAGATAACAAGAGAATCCTCAATCATACGCAACTGATTGACAGGTTTAATAGCTTTATGTAAATATGAAAGAACATGACCCTTGTTCTGGTCAATTAAACCAGAGGGAACATAGGTGATACTATCTGGAGAAATTTTGATTCCTTCAGTAGTTCCTGTTTTTAATCCTTTATCGTTATAAAGATAATACTCATTTACTTTTGTAACAAGTTCTACACTTGTGCCAGGCTTTACACCTTTATTTATTTCTTTAACTTTACGAATTTTCTTAGGTTCAATATATCTTAATTCTTGAATACCTTTTTTGGGATTCTTTTGGTCAATGACCTTATGATAAAAAACACGACCATCTACATACCATCTACGAAATATGTCGTGTCCTTTTGTATCAAAATCAAGAAGTTCTAAGACAGTATCAAATTCTTCTCTGATACGATCTTTAATTTTTTTAGGATATGCAATCCTATCAAGAATAATTGCAACTGCTTGATCTCTTTCATTTGCAACAATACCTTCATTGATAATATCTTCGATTGCACTATCGCACTCAGGTTGTTGCGCTATATCTCGGTATCTACGAATTAAGTCATGCTCAGTTCGTTCTCTACCATCCGTATCTAGAAGTTGGCCATAGAAACCACCACCAGCAACCTCAAGAGTTCCGTCCTCTGAACTAGGTTCAGTAAACTTTTCTTCAGAGCTGGTGTTTCCAGTACGTTCAAACTTAAATCCAAATAATTCAGCCATTATATGTTTATCTCCTACCTTGTGTTATATTTAGTAGGTTTAAAAACTTACGCCACTGGGCTCAAAGTGTTGGTATCTAAAGTTTATCTCGAATGTTTCAATTTCAGTTGCTTCTGCATTCGATAATTCGATTGCAGCAATTGAAGTTGGAAACGCATTTCTAAAGATATAACTTTTTAGAACTGTATCATCTCTGTCTAATTGTTCAACAGTTAAATCTGTTTGATAATCAGCAGGAGAAATTACACCAGTATTATCAACATAACTGTTAATACCATTCTGCCATAATTCCATTGCGTTTCTAATCATAAAATCAGTATCGTTATAGACAGTCACATTCCAAGTTTCAGGCGCTGGACGATCACCTGTAATGTAAATATTTCTACCCCTAAATGGAACTGGAATTTCAGTTAATGTTGATGCTGGTAATTGTGCAGCAGTTACAAGAAATGAAGTTCTACGAACATCTAATCCAATAGCAATACCAGAAGGTGGAGTCATTGTTACTCTAAATTGGTTAGCTCTAGCACCACCACCAATCAGATTTGCTTTAAAGTCATCTATACTAGCCATCTTATCCTCCTACCTCAGAAAATGATACGCCTGTTCTTACAGCGACAAAGTTAAGTGAAATGAAGTTGATAGACCTAGCAGGTTTAATGTAGATGTCTGCAACAAATTCGTTTCGGTCAATGACCTCACCTGTATTGTTAGTTCCATCTGCAACTACACTAAAGTCTGTTATTCCCCTTCTTCCCTGTATATCTCTCAAAAAAGGTTCAACTAAGTTTCTAAATTGTGCTCTTGTAAACTCATCATTGAACTCAAAGAGTTGGAATTTTGCAGCAGTTGAAATTGCTTTTTCGAGAAGTAAGAACAAACGCCTTACATTGATTCTATCAAATGCACTTGGTTTTGAAAGAGCAGTCTTGTCACCAAACAGAACCACACCTTGGCCTGGGAAATTGACAACAGGATTTATTCTTGCTTTGTAAAGTTGATCTCGTTCTGCCTTAGTTGGGTTGAACGAAAGTTTTACTGCACCTCTAACATTTCCTCTATTGAAACCAGCAGGGGAAAAGAATGAATCTGCAATTTGGTCTGTGAAAGCACAAAGACCAGCAGTATCACCATTCAAAGGTACAAAACGATATACATCGTTGTACTTGTCGTACATATACTTGTAACCACTATCGAAAACCATATAAGATGAACTTGGGCAAGTATTGAAACCATCTACAACATTTTTAGTTGCAGTAATTGAATCTGCGATTCCTACTGTAGCACCACGATATGGAGAAACAAATCCTACACAATCTCTGCGAGTTTCAACAAGTGAAGTAATCATGGTTACATGAGTGTCCATTGCAGCTTCTGTGTCTGCAACAATACTTGAAGGCCCACCTAACACTAGATTTATATCTAGGGTTTCTGTGTTTGCAAACAAGTCGTATGCAAGTTCAACTTCACCAGCTGTTACACTATAATCATCTGTACCACCAGTCAATACAGAAACATCAACTCCAGATACTAATGTATAGTCTGTACCAGTTGCAATATCTGTTCCCCAGTTAGAACCAGCAGCAAGATGGTCTGTCCAGTATATGAACTGTGATTGTGCAAAGATAACATCTGAATAATAGTTGTTAGAACCTTCAGATGTTTTTGCATTAGGATTTTTTGACATACCAGAGAATACTTCAATTACCGCAGCAGTTCTTTGTCCAGCAACATCAACATCGAATCCTGTAACATCTCCTGTTATGTCATATACTGCAACATGAATTTCGTCTTTTTCTCCACGAGCATTTGCAGTTGACCAAGCAGATGTGCCGGGAGCTGAATCAAATAAGTCAGAGAATCTCCAACGTCTTGTAATAAGTGAGTTGTCTGGAATGATTGTTTGTAAACCACCACCAGCAGGATCATCAAGTAAACGAATTGTTAAAATTTCACCAGAAACAGAAGTTACTTCGTACTCTTGACCTTTTGATTCTACATTTGATCCACCATCTGCAAGAAATACAAGAGGTATGTCGTTTGCAACTGTAATTGCTTTATCAAGAACAACAACAGTTTGTGAAGTAACAGATGCAATTTTAACAACTTCATCTCCGTCTGATATACCAGCACCAATTACTCGTTGTCCAACTGCAAGTGTACCAGAAACTCCATCAACTGTTAAAGTCTTAGAAGCAACTGTAATTACACCATTAACTGTTGCAACAATAGCTGAAGCAGTTTGGAAAGAAATAATATCTCCGACTGCGATTGTAGCATCTGTTGCATCTTGGTTATCAACTGTAATTTGTAAGTCACCAATTGCACCAGCACCATTTACTAAGTTTAGTGAACCTAATGGTTGTGCAAACGCTCTTGCACTTGCACAAATATCTACTCCAAGTGAGTTACCATGTGTTCCAGCAGTTCTTGCTGTCCATTCTCCATGAGTACCAGATCCATCTTGGAAAGATGCTTGATAGTGGTCGTCATCACGAATGAGAATACCAGAGGTTGCACCAGCATTTAAAATACCAGAACCAGCTCTAACTACTTTTAAATTATCTGCATATTGTAGAAAGTTTGTAGCGGTAAAAAATGTTTCAAAATTACTTGAATTTGGTTTACCGAATACTTGTACCAGTTGTTCTTCTGAAGTAATTGTTGTTACTGAAGAAACTGGCCCTTTTTGAAACGCACCGGCGATTGCACCAACAGAGGTTGCAACAGCTGGAACTACATTCGTTAAATCTACTTCTCTGACACTAACGCCAGGCGAGACTAAAAATGACATAATTCTTGCTCCTTAATCTAGAGATTACTCTTTTTGTTAATAGTATTTATAAAAACTAAGTTTCTAAAAACTGTGTTTTATATGTTGTAAAACTTATAAATACATGTATGGTAAATAAACATTACGAAAAATATAAAGAAACTATTAAAAAGGTAGCTCGTAGGAACTATCAAAAAAGAGTATCTTGGTTAAATAATCATCTTGGTGACGAATTTTGTATTCATTGTGGTGAAAGTGAAACTGTATGCCTTAAACTTTATCCACATGATGTATTAATTCGTAAACAAGCAAAACGTGTTGGTACTAATAACGAAAGTAGAAAAGACGTGCATAAATTAATGAATCAATGTAAAGTTGTTTGTTTTAATTGTTGGATAAAACTTGACAATGATTTAATTGAGTTTCTTTAATAACTGCATACTATCTATAATTTTACAAAGTTTAACTTAGTTACCAATTAGAGTCATAATCTCTAACGATTGGACTCCATTTTGTTCCGTATTCGTCTACCATAGTACCTAAGTTTTCATCTTCTAATCCATTAACTTGAAATCCAAATGGAGCCATATCTTGATCTAGTTGATCTTGATTTTCTCTATACATCTGTTCTCTAATATCATTGTTTGTAAGTTCTTTAAAATATGTCTGGTCTGTTACCCACGCAAAGATAAACAAACATGCCACCATATCATCATGGCATCTGTCGTCTGCCTCAAAAGATGAACCTTTAGAAATAAATGTAGATAGTTCGTTAATTGTATCAAAATCTTCTATGATAAGTTTATTATCTTCAATCAATTGTTTTAGATTAGAACACCCTATTTTTTTAACCGCTTTAGTTGTTCTTACACCCAACTGAGCTCTACCACCAGAAAAACCACCACCCAAGATTTGACCAGCACGACCACGCATCGATGCCATAATAAGGTTATCATATTCCATATCAAACTGCATTGCGTTAGCAACCTGTTCTCCAATATCATTTACTTCAATCAAAACAAATGCCATGTTATATGCCTTTGCAACTTGATATATTTTCTGTGGAAACAATAGGGGTTTTATTTCGTTATCTCTGTACTTTGCAACTATCTTATACGGAACTTCTGTAACATCAAATACAATGTATGCTGAGAAGTCGTTAGCCACCCCTCTGGCAACATCAGCAGTCAATAGGTAGGTATTACCCTCCTTTGGTTGTACATAGACATCTAATCCAGCATTCGACTGAATTGGAGTTCTATATGTCAAACTTTTTAACTTTGCCGAAGATATAAGTGTGTCAATAGAACCAAGAAACTCACACTCAAATTCTGTGTTAAATTGTTGTTCACTTGTGTTTGCAATAGTTTCCTTTTTCCATTTATTATCTCGGCCTGGCACTTCACTCCAGTGAACCTCTATAGGAATATAACTATTTCTTCCTTCCTCTGCATCTACCCATAGTTTGTAAAACATATTCATACCATGAGGTGTGCTTACTATCATTACTTTTGTAGTTTTACCTGATGAGATGGTAGGATATACAGAACTAAAAAATTGTTCAGCAACATTGGATGGTACATACGCAAACTCATCAAGGAAGATAATGTTATAAGAACCACCACGAACCGCACTTGCAGAAGTAGAAGATGCAAGTATTTTAGAACCATTTTCTAATTCTAAAGAACCCTTGTTCCAAGACATAACTCCTTGTTGTAACCAGTTGGGTAAATTTTCATACGCAAGTTGTAGTCTGCCTAACAAATCTCTTGCAGTTGAAGCTTTGTTTGCGAGGATTGCAATATTAACACTATCGTTAAATAATGCATAGTGTAATAAATATGATATCATAATAGTAGACTTACCAGATTGTCTTGGTAGTTTACAAATGGTAAAGCGATTGTTATGAAATGTTCCAACCATTTCTTTTTGGAAGTCGTACATTTTGAAAGGAACTAAACCTTCATCAAGAGAAACAATTTTTACATAATTTTGAATAAAGAATAGGGGATCTTCCATACACTTTGAATATTCAAGTAATTGTTTCTTAGTCCAATTTTGAGATACATTGGCTCTTTTGAGTAGAGGATTTCCAAGATAAGCATTTTTGTTATCTTTTGTTTCAATCACTTATCTGTACCCTTTAACATTTTTTGTAGTTCAGCAGTAGAACCAACAAACAATGCATTAGTTACACTTTTGGGTGCGTTGTTAGGAACTTCTTTTAGTTTTCTCATTTTTTCTTGAAGGTCTGCAAGTTTTTCTGTTACTTCTGCAACTTGTTTAATACCATTCAATGCAACTTCATAAGTTCTTGGGTGTTCTGATTCTTTTGCAAGTTCAAGAATACCATCTATAGCATCTTGACCACGCTCAATAAGATTATAAAGATTTTCTCTTTGATATTTGTAATCGTTGTCAATATCATCTTCATTGGTAGCTGGTACAACGCGAGGAACATTACTCTGTTCCTTAATTGATTTTTCGATAGGGTCAGACTCTAGTATTCCTAAAGCCCCACCAATAATTTTATCAGCGTCTTTCATAACAATCCTTAATTTTCAATATTTACTTTACGTCTGTTCCAGAAACAGGATCATAAGTTTTCGCATCTTCAAAGAATGATGATGTTTCACTGAAACCGAAATCGTCATCTGCATCAGCTGATGATGGATTAGGAGTAACTGTATATCTCTGTTCTCTTTTGGGAGAAACTTCTGGTAGATTTGCAAACTGATCGACCTGTACAGTCTTAATAACACTTGAAGAAGTGACAGGGCCATATAGATAAAACTTAGTTGTAAATGATAAAGTGTAAATGATTGCACGGCGACTTTCAAAGTCACCTTGATAATTGTCCTCGTAACTAACATCTGTCAAGATAATAGGAACATCTTTCTTAATTCCCATGTCCGAGTTATCATTCAATGTGATTGTATAATCTGGTTGAAAAAATGGAAGAATTTGTTCTACAATTTGTAATGCATCATCAGAGTTTTTTGCCATGGCATATAAAGTAATATCCATATTATATGGAACAGGCATATACTGTGTATCAAGTTTTCCTGAAGCACTGCTTGAAGATTTTACTTTTTTAAACTTTTGAACTCGATTCATTTTTCTGGTTGGGTCGTAACTTAATGAACCAATTTCAAAACCTATTCTTGGTAAAGTGATTGCTGCAGCTGTTGCAAGTGATGGGTCTTGATCTAATCGAGCTAACCATTTTTGTTTTGGGCCATACGCAAGTGGAACTTTCATTGACTGTATTATTGCTCCAGTATTGTCCTTACGAACAATCTGAATATTATTAAACATTGTTCCGAACGCAACAATTACATTGCGTACAGTTTCATGGTAAAAAGTTTGACCTAACATATTATATTCTCCTTTTTCATTATGTACTACTTCCTACGTCACCAAATGGATTTGATTCTGTAAAATCAATAACAGTATCATCAAGTATATCAAATAACTCATTTTGTGCTGTTTTATCTGTAACATAATCTCCTATTATATAGTCTTCCGAGATTAAGAACTCTGCGTCACCAGTATCAGCTGCATTTTCTAATTGAATAGAACCAACTTCATTTTCAAGTGTAAACTGGAACGCACTTGAGGATCTTGATAGATCATCTTCAATTGTGTCAATAGTATCAATACCAGTAGCAATATCTTCTGAACTATATTCAAATTGTTTGCATCTTAGTTTGTATACAGGATTGTTGTCTAGTTGATAGAAAGGTTCATCGTGATCTACAAAGTTTATCTCAAACATTTTTGCAATAACAGGGTGATAAACTAAATCACCTTCCTGTGGTCTATCTGCATCTGTAGAAGCTATATCCTGTAATACATAAAAGTTGTCATCTCCTTGCACACTTGAAAGTGTAGATGAACTGCCTGATTGATCTATACTTCCAGATTCTAAAAGTATACCCCCACCAGTTGTATCTGTTCCACTTTCAATAACAAATTGACTATCCATTTCTTGGAATCGTTCTTTAGAAACTACAAATGTAATCTCATTACGATTCTCTAAACCAAATTGCGTTATGATTTCTTTGTCACCACCAAATCCCTCTGCATCTTCTACATACATTTCGATTGGTGTTTGTTTTGTATACGAAGAAAGACTATCTTCTCCAAGTATATTATCTAAAGCAACTGTATCACGATTAACATAATACACATCATGTCCATATATCTGTATGGCTTCTTTGATTAAGTCTTGATACAAACTTCTCTCTGTTGCAAGAGAATGTAGATTGTTTGTATGAAATGCACTATTAGTTGACATTTGATTATCCTACCATATAGTCAATTGGTGTTTCAAATGATAACTGAATTTGTTCTTCTAGTCTTTCTAGTTGTTCTTGTGCTTGTTGATAGATTTCTCCACCATTCATTGTGACGCCACCTAACATTGCGACACCATTAAATTTAGAAAGGTTTGCACCCCACTGTCTTTTTATTAATTCCGTTGCATATCTTTTCAAATAGATATCATCATATACATCACTATATGATGTTGGGTCAATCTTACGATAACATTCAATGATTATAAATTCATCTGCTTCAATATCATTTGTCCAATCCATGTCAATGTATAATCTATTTTGGTGTTGATTAAAACGAACAGGTTTTTCACCAACAAGAATGTGTGAAAGAAAATCTAAGTGTTGCATTGTTTGTTGGTAATGTATAACAGAAGTAGAACTAAAATCGTATAGGTCATTCAATCTAAGTTGATACCTAATATCAAACATATTGTTTGTTGCAACATCGTCAAATGGGAAAACATTTAATACAGAAACTACCGCCTCTGGCATTGGAATAAAATTATTTCCTTCTGAAAAAGATGCAGTAATAGTATTATCTACTGGATCTGTTGCAGTTGTAGTCGTATTAGAAAGAGCTCTAGTTTTATCTGCCGCAGTAATCTGATGTTTGAGATACATTTTCTCAATACCATCATAATGATATTGTGCGAAATATTGTAAAGCTTCATCTAACCTGTCATCTACTTGGTCATCAGATACGTTTATGTCAATAACACCAAAACCTAATGCTCTTAGGCAGTATGATTTTAATGTTGCTTTTGAACTTGGAATAGCCATTTTTTTTTCCTTTATACACTATTTAGTCAATAACTAAAGTCCAGCACCAATAGCAATTGCAAATGCTCTAGTTCGTAATTCAGCTGCATCAACATATGCTTTAATTGATTGTTGTGATGCAACCTTTGTTGCAGAGTTACTTGATAAATCGTCTTCGTCTAAAAATGCAGTACCACTTATTCCTGTATTTATAACTGGACTAGTCAGAGTTTTATTTGTTAATGTTTGTGATGCTGTTAAAAGAGTAATCGCACTTGTGTTTGATAAGTCTGTACTTGCAATTGTTATATTTGATGTACCATTAAATGATTGACCAGCTATCGTTCTTGCAGTTTCAAGTGCAGTTGCTGTGCCAGCATTTCCAGTAGTATCTTGATTCAGAGTTCCAATCACTAAATCAATAGTACCATCGGCATCTTGATATGTTACAGTAATGCCTGTTTCTGTGTTACTAGAAAACATTGCACCGACTGTATCTTGGACAACTTCAGATAAATCTATGTTTGCAGACCCATCAAAAGATACACCATGAATAGTTCTAGCAGTTTCTAGTGTAGTTGCTGTGTCAGCATTACCTGTAACATCACCAGTTATGTTACCCTCAATATTAGCAGTTAATGTTCCAGTAGTGATAGATAAATTCCCACTGCTTGCACCTGTTGCTGTTGTTGTACCAACTATAAATTTATCAGAACTTTCATCCCAACCGATAAATGCGTTATCGCCTGTACTACCACGTTCAATAACTAGACCACTATCGTTAGCATTTGATCCAACACCATTATTTAATTCTAATAAATTGTCACTTATCAAAGTGTTAGTTGAACTAATAGTAGTAGTTGTACCATTTACAGTTAAATCGCCACTTAATGTTAAGTTAACACCAGTTGTAGTACCAGTAAATGCTGGAGCTGCAAGACGAGCAAGATCAGAACTGTCACTTAAATTTGTACTTGCAATATC